CGTGATGCAGCTATCAAATTTTTACGGGCAAAACTTCTCGATTGTCCCGAAAACCTGTTTGCCTCTCCTATTATCGAGTCTAGCCAGAAACCGTTGTCGTCTATTACGGTTAAAAATGAATTTAAAAATTTCGCAAAACTAAACGTTTCTAAATTCGATAAAATTGCAAATATCCCAGAAAGAACAGCTATAAATTTTATTCGTTCAAGGAAATTATCTAAGTTTAAGTTCTATTTTGGTAAAGAGGGGAAGTACAAGAATCGCCTCATTATTCCATATACTGAAAACGGAAACCCATACTACTTCCAGGCAAGAGCCATGTCTCCCTACGGTATGAAGTATTTAAATCCTACAACTCAAGAGTGTGGTGTTAAATCCTCTGATATCTTATTCCCTTTCGATGAGAGCATGAATTATATTATTGTTACAGAGGGTCCTTTAGATGCAATAACACTACAAGTAAATGGGTACAACGCTACGTGCACACAAGGTAGCAATTTATCCATTACTCAACTGGATAAACTTAAAGGGCGTGACATCTTAATATCTTACGATAATGATTTCGCGGGAGATAAAGGAGTTGAGAAAGCGAATGAATTACGCCTTACGAAGAACATGCCTAAGTTATCCATTATTAGACCCCCGTCAAAATACAAAGATTGGAACGAGTTTCTAGTAGAAGAAGGCTCAGCTAGATTGTGTGAGTGGGTAGACAAGGGATACAAAGTTATGAACTTTGATTACCAGGTCACCTCACTACTATCTTGAATTTCTCGGTGAATCGCCGTTCATTAAGAATTCTGTATTTCGCTTGAATTTCGTATATTCCCTCGGGCGGCTCTCCAGTTCTCCTCAATACCCATCTGCTCCTTAACCTATTCGTGTCGAACAAGTAAGTTATTGTGTCGGCGGAACTTATTTCTACGTGACCTCCACTACCTCTCCAACCTCTAACTGGAATTCTTCCCTTATCTGTCACCTTCCATACTTTAAATCTTGCATTAGTGATAACGGAATCCATAAATAAGTTTTTTACGTCCGGCGGGATGTTCCTGTTGTGTATAACATGCTCGGTAGTCAACTCTAACTTAATACGAGAACCCATTTCTAGATATTTTTGAAGAAGTTTGTGGGACGTAGTAAAGTTGATTCCTTCTGTCGTCGTTACTAAATTATCCCGCTTAAGCTCAAAATTATTAATATACGTGGTAGCACTCGCTCCAGCGTGGGTCACTACAGTCCATATATCAAAATACTTCCCTGTAGAAGAGGCGCTATTAACATTTTGGTTTAAATCTGGAAATTCACGATTATAGGTTGCGGAGGCTGCAAACCAAGCGGAGCTGGGCTGAAGAATCACTCCAAATTTTCCTCGACCTGTTCGTAAAATTCTTCCTCCCCATTGCCTGGCTTGGCCATTATACCTACTTGGTCTAAAGTGAGCGTGTCTTGGATTCTGCCTTTTAGGTTCTTCCCAATTTATTCCACCTGAGTTACAAAAAATCATGTCAGCAGAGGCAATAGCAGCAGAGCCCTTAACATGACCGTAATAAGGTGAGCTGCCGTCCCTAACAAGATACTTGTCCGGAGAGTCAGCTTCGTTGTTCTTGAAAACATGAACGGAACAAACCTCGTACGGGTCAAAATATTGCCCATTCAGCATTGTTTGGAACTCTAGAAAGTTCCGAGACATGGTCCCCGGTCGATTGTGGCGAGGAACTACTACGTAATTATCGATTTTTGGCATGGTCTAGTTTATATACCTGTTAAGAAGGTTTATTCTTGTCGTATTCTTGCTTCTCTTCCTCTACTTCCTTTTTTCTTAACTCTAAAAACTTCTGCCTCTCTTCCCCTGTCAATACTAATACATCATGGTATGAAAAACCACAATGCTTAATCAGGGCATAAGGAATTTTGATAAACGCTGAACTCTCCAGAATGGAGCTCAGCTCACTGTAAAAAAATCGGCAGTCATTGGCAACTCAACCGAAGTGTCCAAATTGCAACCTTTACATACGTATCTCACGGACGTATCCAAACCTACATCATCCCTTAACAGAGTTTCCCTAATTGTAGCAATATCCTTGACAGTAGTTTTGGTAATAAACGTCTGAATAATCATTCTATCTGAATGTCCCTCAATCTCCGTTACGAATCGCCATAAGTTTTCAGTCATGTTGGAAAGGTCTTCTAATTTTTCAACGTCTCTAACCAGTGGCTTTCGGAGTGTAACTCTTTTCTGGGAATCAGGTAACATCACCTCCACTGGTTTAGACCAGCCTTCTTCAGCGTAGTTAACTTTAAGTTTATCAAGCTCAACTCTCAGTTCGTTTTCACCCCCACATTTCTCACATGTAATAGTAATTTGATATTCATTCCCGTAAGATAACTCTCTAAGTTTGAATAAAATATAAGTAAAATCCCCAGCGTGAAGGTCGTCAATCTCAATACCTTTAACACAACGAGACATTAGATTTTTAAGCATCTTTTTTGCATCACTAGTTGTCTTCCCTACAGACCTTAGGATTCTTTCATCCTCATAGTTGAACGGGCGAATACTAGCAGCACAGCGACTCGGGAGCTCAATCTCCATCCAGCCAGTAGAATCCTGCACATTCTCTAACAGCCCATCCATGATGCTCGCAAACTCTTTAGACTTGTCCCCAGGAGTGTCTCGTCTTTGGTTAGGTCTCATTGCTTCTTGTTCCGCAATGTTGGTTGGTTCAGAAGGAGCCTGTGGGGTTCTCCCTTGAGCTAGGTCAATAATTGATTTTTCTTCGTTCATAATATGCAAAAAAAGTACTTTAACTCATTAGAGTGACTTTACAGTTAATTGTTAATAATATTTCATCAGTTCTAAAAACTGAGAGTAAAGAGCTTCTATCCGCATTAGGAAAGAAGTATTCTTGCAAAGTTCCTGGTTATCAGTTTGTATCCTCGTACAAACGAGGTCACTGGAGAGGTGATAAAGAATTTTTCAACTCCAAAACTGGTAAATTCGGAACTGGCTTGTTATATAGTATTTGCAAAGATTTAGATTATATTGACCAAAAATATGAGGTTATAGATAACCGAACTCCTTTATGTGTAAGAAGTTACAGTATTTCGTCAATCAATCTCAGAGATTACCAAGAAGAATTAGTTATCAATGCCTTAGATAAAAAAGGATGTATTATCAAATCTCCTACAGGTTCTGGAAAAACTATTGTCCTTGCTGCGATACTGAAAGCGTGTGAGGATATGACAGGGTTAGTATTTTTTACCAAAAAACAACTCCTACATCAAACATACCAATTTCTACAAGAGCATGGAATTGATGTTGGCATAGCTTTTGGTGATGGTGTCGATATTAAACCTATTACACTGTGCACTATTCAGTCGGTAGATAAAGTCTTAGACTCTCACCTGAAGACGTCAGATTTCATTATCTTTGATGAAATACACGAGTTTGCCAAAGGAAAGTTAAGTGGTAAAGTTATTAAAAGTTTTCCAAAAGCACGGATTCGAATTGGCATGACAGCTACACCCCCAACTGATAAATTTTCAAAGCTCAATCTAGTTTCTCACTTAGGAGAGATTATAGAAGAGGCTACAGCTGAAGATTTAATTGAAGAAGGTTTCCTTACTCCACCAGAAATTAGTATGATTGAGCTTCCAGACGAGGATTGGGGTGAAAAATTAGATAAATCATACATGGAGATATATGAAGAGGATATTATTAATAACGTTGTGAGAAATGAGATTATCGCAAAATTAGCAATTTCTTTAGATAAAAAAAATAATAAAACCCTAATACTGACCAAAAATTTGAAGCACGCAAAAAAACTACACGAACTAATTCCAAATTCATTTAAACTAGAAGGAAAGGATAACCTAGTGGAGCGAGGGGAAATTTTATCAAAATTTCGAAAAACCTCTGAACCCGTTGTAATTATTGGGACTGTTATCTTTCAAACAGGAGTTGATATTCCGGAGCTAACTCACCTTATTAATGCTCGCGGATTAAAATCGGAAATTGCTACAATCCAAGCTTTAGGGAGAGCTCTTAGGAAACATTCAAATAAAACCAAAGTTTTCATCTATGATTTCATAGATAAAAGTCCTTACCTAGAGACTCATTCAAAGGCTAGAATTAAAGCCTACAAAAAATTAAAATTTAGTGTACACACAGATGGAACATACAAATAGAAAAGAAAAGAAAATTAACCAACTTCCTATCCGCCACGTGGAAGAATTTAAATACGCAATAGACGAACTAACTCGGCTTATGGAACACAGAGAAATCACTGAAGACTCCCTCAAAGAGCTAGAATCTCTAGTAACTAGTTTGTATCATATGAAAAACGAACATGCCAGACTGCTAATTCGCTGGCTTAAACAGGGATATTGTTCTGAAGACTAGCCTTCCATAGACTCGCCTGGCTGCATCCAAATATCTTTGTTGCCCTTTTTGGCTTCCTTCTTTTCTGTTTCTTCGTCTTCTCTTTTCCAAGCGTCGTCTTCGTTTGCCTTTAGTATCATTTTTTTTTAAGTGTTGAGTATTCGAGTTATGCCTCGTATTCTTCGTCTTCGTCTTCTTCTTGTGGATTAGAGCCAAGACCAAGACTTCCAATCAGTTTTTCTAAATCACCCAAAAGACCTAATCCGTTGCCATTTGCGCCAGCATTTTGTTGTGGGGGGATTGTTTGTTCAGTGTCATCTCCGACTGGTGGACCTTCACCTTCGGGTGGCATTTCCTCTTCTCCGGGAACCATTTCTTCTCCGTCTTGAGCCATTTCATCCTCACCCTGAGCCATTTCCTCTTCGGGTGGCATTTCTTCCTCTTGCCCAATTTGTTGACCTTGGTCGACAGGAGGCTCCCCTCCAGGTGCCATCTCATCTTCCATTCCGGGCTCTTCCTCCATTCCGGGCTCTTCCTCCATCCCTGGTTCCATTGCTCCGGCACCACCTGCCATCGCTGCGATTCCACCAATAGCCATCATTAGTCCTGCTAAATCCTGCTTTAGTCTGCCCATATCCAGATACTGCATAATAAGATTTTCATTTACTACTTGATATCCAGCCTCCTGGAAAGTTTCTTGGATAAAATCATTAACTTCCAATACATCAACTCCACCTTTCTTACGCATGTATTTGGAAGTCTCTTCAAGTACATCTTTAAGGATTCCACTTTCTCCGATTGTCAGAGACAATACCTCAAACAAGGCAGATTGAGTCTTTGCTAAATTACTAAAAGTAGGTACAAATTTTAGGTTTTGAACATTAATTCCATACTTTTCATCGAGTAAATTAATAACGTATTCTTTAGCAGGTTTCTTCCATTCAAAAATCTTTCCGGCAAATTCCTTAATGTCTTTCTTTGTAATGACATTAGAAGAATTAACTTCAAATACAGAAGTTAGAACCTCCATCAAATCTCCCTTACTAGCCAAAGCCAGATAAGGAACTTCTTGAATAGACGCAACTAAGTTTTCTTTGATGGTTTCGTCCTTCGCATACACGCAGGAGGAAAGCTTTTGAATTGATTCGTTATCCATCCAAATATTTTTAAAATCATCTTTAGCTTCCAAAAGTTCTTGACGAACCAACTCTTGTTGACAAATCATTTCATACAACGATTTCTTATCCTCTTCGAGGCCAACCACAAAAGCTGGCATTTCGGAAAGTTGATTGTAATTAGTTTTAGGAAGATTAAATGCTAAACTTAGAGCATTTCCTATCCGCAAGGAGTTCTTAATATCAGAAACTTTACTGATGTCCTCTAGATTCTCCTTAATATATTTCACCATCATGGGGCGAACTTCTTTTAGTTTTCTCCACTCTTTGGATTCTTGAATGTTAGCACAACTTTCAAAATTACGCATTTTCTTGTCGAAACGGCATCTTAAGTTGTCCAACTGAGCTCTCTTTTCAAACAAACCTAACACAGACCCAAAACTAGCGTCAGCGCGGTCATAGCGGTCTTCTCTTAGAGAGCCTACGAATGAGTTAATTTCATCAGAAACTTTGCTATCAGCAGATTTAGCACTAAAAAGGTCTTCTACGTTCTCTACAACAAAATCAGTGAGCATAACTCTATCTGATTGCTGGTCAAACGTACATGTTATCATTTTAGAAGACTCGGAAACAAATTTTACCTCAGAGTTTATTGTGTCTACCGAAAAGATTTCCAGATTCTCCCGAAGAGAACGGCTTAAATAATCCGCAGCTTTGTGCAGATTGGTGAGATTAGAGTTTCTGTGTTCAAAAATCATCGTTAAATGTCTATTTTATATACAAGCCTTGAGGGTTATTCAGATTGAATTTTATACCGGTTCTTCATCGGGAGCCTCCTCGCCCTCCATTCCGGGTTCCCCTTCTGCGCCGGGAGGCATTGGGGCACCAGGCATTCCCCCTTCCATACCTCCCATCATTTCGTTCTGTTTATCCATATCTGCTTCTTTATCACTTTCAATTTCTTTAATTTCATCAGTCGTCATGGAGAAGTAAGTTTCATATAACCACTTATTGGAAAATAATTCCAATCCTTTGGCTGCCTGGACAACCCTGAATTTTTGTTCATCCAACTCCAACCTTCTCTTCTCAAACATATCAGAAGGTGGACAAAGGCGAATTTCCAAACCCTTCATAAGGGAAGCAGGAAAATTACGTAAAGCCAAATGACGCTTCGCCAACGTTTCCAATCCAATCTCAATCTCTCTTTGCAGGCGAGTAATTGCTCGAGCAAACTTAACATCTAATTGGGACAGGTTTGCTTTTCTTTCAGGGGACTGGTCTTTCTCTACGATGTAGTCTTTAGGAATCTTTAAAGAAGCTAACAACTTATCCCTAAAGTACTTAACGTCATCAACCTCTCCTAAGTTTTGAGCTCCGGGCAAAGTATCAATCTTAGTCCCACTATTGTTCCTAGTGGGTACAAAGAAATCTTCGTCAGTAGACAGAGGATTGTATCTTTCACTAACTTGTTGCTGAGAAGCATCCCAAAATTTTTCCTTCTTAAACTTTTGCTTCATCCGCTCGATGAAAGTTTCCACCTTGGTGGTAGGCAAATTACCTACATCCACGTAGAAAATTCTTCTCTCAGGAGCTCTAGAAAGACGATAGATGAGCATAGCATCTTCCATCATCTTCAATGATTTATAAGTTTGGATAGATGCAGCTAAAATTGATTTCCCATAAGGGTAATAGTTTGGGTCTGACGTATGAATCCTGAAATGAGTAATCTGCTCCTTATCCAGCTGAAGAAATTTTCCAGACCCAGTGGATGGATTGGCTGGACTTGAGTGTGGCGCTGTTTTTCTATCTGGGACTTCTTGCATAAATCCCTTCAAATACCCATACTCATTTTCTTTCCTTATAATAAAATTAGGATTTAAAACTTTTATTCGTTGAATACCAGCCCTAGGATTGTTAAGGTCGAGAATATTCTCGATGAAGCAATCACCATATTTTGCAACATTTCTAGTAATATCCCAAATGAAATCCCTAAGACGTACGTTTTCTAAAAATGAATCTACTACTTCTTCTACTTCCTGAGTTTTTGCTTTAACCTCAAAAACTTTGTGTTCAATAGTTTTTTGGGTACTGTCGTCAGCGTAGATGTCGAGCGCAGCCATGATTTCTGGATAATTATCCATATTTTCATATTCTGAATATTTGCGACGTCTCTCAAATTCTATTTGAGGTAGCTGAGGGTATGAGCGACTAACACCAAGACTTGGAGTTGCAATCTCATCCGGAACAACTTCGGCGGATTTAACAACATCACCGGACAGTTTATCTACAGCCTTCTTCGGTCTTCCTCTACCCGATATCCCAGCAAAGAATTTATAAAAGAATCTTGATAGTCCACTACCCTGTCCTGCTGTACCGCCTTTGTACGCAGGAAATTCTGTATAAGTTTCCTTTAGAAGTTTTTCGTTCTCTTCTTGATTTTCTTCGTTCAATTGTCTATCACCCATCGTATATCCTCGTTAGAGGGTTCGTTATATTTAGAGGACCTTATAGGTATTGTGTAAGGGTCTTTAACCTCTCTTTCTTCTGATGATTCTACAGGTACCGGAGAAGAATTTCTTATTCCATCCATAGCGTATGCTCCGTTTGCTAAACTCATCACCAAATCATCGTGGTACCCATCATCGGCTGCCACTTTTCCTGTATCTTCATTGATAATGAAAGTCACCAACTCATCAAGAGTTCTTTGAGAATTTACTTTTATTTTTGAACTTCGAACATAATCTTCCAAATAGCTCAAAACTACCTCCCGCGTTTTCGTGGTAAGCTGAATACCGAATTCTCCTTTTTCATCCATCCACATATTCTCGTATTCAATATCTTCGAACAACCGCTCAATTAAAGCCATACCCAACCCATTCCTTTCTATTACCACATAGGCTAAATTATATCTTATTCCGACGTCACTGATGATTTGTGCCAAATCTCTGAGAGATGTTACATTAGAATAAAATTCAGCTACCTGTTCCCCGTTATACAAATTGATAACATGAAACGCTGAATAGTCATGCTCTCTGCCATAAGAAGCGTCAACTGTAATCATATATTGATGGTATGGGTCTGGGTCCTTAAACACTCTAAGCCTGTTTTGGTACTCAGGTCTAAAACTAGCTACGACCGTATCCGTTAGCCTTTGCAATGTATCAAAATCTATAAACGTATCTCCTGTACCCAAGAACTCGCATTCATACTCTTGGAGCCATAATCGTGGAGGCATATTAGCCCTTGTTTCTTCAGCCCATTTTTCCGTGTAATCAGGATGTTCTCTCCAGTTAATTTCTACAACGTTAAATCTGTTCTCTCCCTTATTGGCGTCTCGCCATAACTCATAAAACAAGTTAGACATCCCATTTACCGTAGAAAGCATAGTAACTTTACCACCAGTAGAGACTGTAGGATACACCGCTGCCCAAAACTCCCGCATTCGTTCAATAAATGCCGCTTCATCAACAATCAAGTGAGATACAGATTCTCCTCGACCTGCACCGGCAGGCTGTGATTTTACTTTAGACCCAGTGCTTAAATGTAATGTGTGCTTATTTTTCTCCTTTATAACAGGTTTTAGCCATGTAGGTAAATCCTCATACATGTCCATAACTCTAGCCAAAAACGCAGTGGATTCCCTATCTCCAATTGATACAACCATCACATTATGATGCTCTTTAAAAATAATTGACCATAGAGAATACGCGGCACATAGAGTAGTAATTCCTGCCTGACGAAACTTACGAACTAGATTAAAACGAGTATCAATTACCTCGTCAACAATTCTTTGCTGAAATTTAAATAATTTAAATGGAACCACACCTCTAATAGGGTGAATAACATTAACATAGTTGTTAATAAAATGTTTTGGGTCTTCCGAGCATTTTCTAATCTCTTCAGCTATGTCTTCTCGAGATAAAACCATAAAATTATAAAAGTATCTGTTTTATATAGAAATGCAAAAAATCGCCTTCATTCCAACAAGAAAAGAATTTGGACAATTAGAAATTGTAAATTATCTGAATAATGCAGGATGGACTACTTGCGTTCTATGCAATAAAGACTCAATCTTTCGTGCGTTTAAGGAAGCGGTACAAGAAAATAACATTAAACCAAACGATTATGTAATTTTTTGCCACGACGATATTCAGATTCTTACAGACCCAGAAATCTTTAATGAGTTACTTTCCTACGAACTTGACAATCCCGAAACTGGATTTGTTGGTGTTGCGGGTACCCAAACTTTAAATCAAACGGGAGTATGGTGGGATGGATTAAACAGAGTCCCCAAAGCCCCATTAGCTGGGTTTGTTTACCACGGTAAAGACATTCATACAATGACTTCAACATATTATGGTACTCCAGGGAGAGTTGTGGCTATGGACGGTTTGTTCCTTGCAGCCCGGGGAAAAGTAATAAACACTATCCAACTAGGAAAACCTAAATTTTTTGAAGGTGAGTGGGACTTCTATGATGTTTTTTATACTGTACAAACCCACCTAAAAAGTTTGAAAAATAAAGTACTTCCTATTTCAATTTTGCACGAATCCTATGGGGAATTAGCAGGTAGGGACTCTTGGCATAAAAACAGAGAAGCTTTCATAGAGCGCTTTTGGGAAAAATTACCCCTCTCGCTCTAACCCATAATTTACCATAAGTAAGGTGCCACAAGATACATCAGGCAATGTTTTTCTTAATCTCTCTACGTATGGAGTAGGGTGGTCATCATGAAAACATGCTATAACCGGACATCTTTCGGCAATAAACTTTTCTGCTTCAAGCACCGCTTTCTCCTGCTCTAGCATATTTTTTGCATCTTCTTGAAGGGTAATTACATTTTTCCCCTTAGTTCCTTTTATCGCAAAATATAGCTGTAACTTACTAGTTGATAGCATATTATCACAATATCCTTTGTAGGGAACAACTATAGTATATGGAATTTTCATCGATTTAAGTATTGTGAATATTACGGCATTAGTTCCATTAGTAGGCACTAACCATACGTGGGGGACTTTTAAATGCCTTATAAGTCCTTTAAATTTTTTATTAAAATGGCGGCGAACTTTTTTAGCCTGTCCCCATTTTCCTACTGGAAAATTGGTATCCCCAAAAATACCCATTGGCATTTCTTTCGGAATTTCTTCAAAAATATTCTTCTCACTCATAAAGTATTTTTACTAATTAAAAGGTTCTCACCTTGGTATATAACAATGATATGTCTATGAAAGAAGTTCCACAACAATTTGTAAATTCTATTTTGGAAGGTGTCGGCATTGGTTTCGACTGTTCCGAGAATGATAAACAGGCAGCAGAATTGCGTTCTGCTACTCTGGGAAAATTCACAGAAGCTCCTGGTGCAGGTAATCCTAATGGAGAAACTGGTAAATTACCCACGGAACAAGATAATTCCAAATCTGCTCAATCTGCTACCGGAGAAGGGTCAGGGCAAGACCAATCTGAAGAAATGCCTGCAGGTGAAGAGATGAATGACGGAGATGTGACAGCCCAAGGCAAAGGTTCTCCAGAACTTCCCGATGTTACCGTCGATTACAAGGAAGGTGAGAAGATGGGGCACGCCGTCGCTGATAGTGTAAAAAATATCAATTCCCGCCTCAAAGTTATTGAAGAAGCCTTGCAGGTTCTTCTTGCAGAGAAGAAAGATAATATTGTGGAAAATACTACTAAGGAAGAAATGACAACCAGTAATGTTCTTCTTTATAACGAAACTACAGGGGAAAAGATTTTCTTGGATGAGGAGTATCAGCCAGAAATGGAGTACTTCGACAATTACGACAATGCTCTTATTGCATACTCGTACGAAAAGAATAACGATGGCAGTATTCAAATCATAGGAGAGGCTATGAAGCGAACTGTTGTTACCAAAGACAGTGGTGGCTCTCCTGCGACTCCTGGAACTCATAAAGATGCTAAAGCTCCTGGGGATTTCGAAAATCTAGATTATGAAGGTAAGATTAAAGAGCCGGGTCATTCGGAAGGCGCTTCTGCCGACTTAAGCAAAGAACTTAAGAAACTTGGACCTAAAGGCGGCTCCGCCAACCCTAATCATGCCTAAACCCTCTTCTGACGCTAACCAAATTTCTCACGACAAGACTGTTGTGAAAGGTTTAAATAATGCTTCAAAAATAACCGTTCTGAAAAAGGATGCGAAAGGTAATCCCATTTACCCAAAAGGACATCCGAAACATTCTGTTACTACAGAAAGTGTTGTTACCGGAGCTGAAGAACTTAGAAAATCAATGAGAGATTTTTTGCTCGGATTTGAACTTGACAGCGATGAGTCTTTTAAAGACTACAGTTCAAGAGTTGATGAGTTTATGGCTCAATCCGACGAAGAGTCGTATAAGGCTTGGTCAGTAGGAACTCCAGAGGAAGTAGTACAAGAAGCACCAGAAGCACCAGAGCCAGAAACTACAACAACTGAAAATCCTCAACAAATTAATATCAATATTTACACATCTTGATTATAATAGGGCATGGCCCTTAAGAGTGATTTAGACAAAGCGTACATGCGCATGGCTCACGAGTGGGCTAAGTTATCTTACGCAGAAAGACGTCAGGTAGGATGTCTTATAGCTAAGGACCACCAAATCATCTCAGACGGCTTTAATGGCACGCCTACGGGCTTTCAAAACATTTGTGAGGGAGAAGACGGGGAAACACTTCCGCACGTCCTACACGCCGAGAGCAACGCTCTGACGAAGCTAGCAAGAAGTACTCAGTCAAGCGACGGAGGAACTCTCTATGTTACTTTGTCTCCCTGTTTTGAGTGCTCTAAACTGATTATCCAATCAGGTATTGACAGAGTTGTCTGTTACGAAACATACAGTGATACTAAAGGTATTGACCTATTAAGAACCGCTGGGATTAAAGTAGATTTTATAACACTATGATTGAATTCTTTTTATTAATGGCTATGGATGCTCTTAGCGAGAAGCCTAAAAAAACATCCGAAAAAACACCTAAAAAAAAGCCTCGTCGTAAGGCTCGCCCCCCCAAAAAAACAAAAGCATGAAATACATTACAAACTATCTTAAAAGACTTAAAACTGCCACGCAGAAAGAATTACTTCGATGTAACCTATACCTAAACCTAATACAAATTGTACTTGCAGTATTAGTTGCAGCTATGATTATGTCTTAAGTAGCGCTTCAGTTCTTATCCGAGGTCGCCGTATGAGTGTCTGTTAAGACTATACCTGCTTAGAGCAACCTGCCCATTCTTTTGGTATCTCCTCGAAATTCTGATTCGGGAACGGGCAGAATCGCGTTGGCGACGCTTATTCCTCCAGCTTCCTGTATACCAGAACTGAGCCCCAATACCCACATTTCTTGCGTAGGGACGCCCACTTCTAGAGTTAAAAATTCTAGCAGCTCCCCAATTACAAATGTCTTCTCCAATTTGGTCTAATAGTTGACGTACTTCTTCAGGGTCGTCATCATAAGAGCAATACGCACCGGGCCTGAAGAGATATAGATTTTGCGTGCCGACACCTCTACAACTTCTCAATTCTCTCTTCCACTCTGGATTCCACAACTTATCTGATAAGAATTGTTCAGGCTCTCGTCCACCCAAATACCAAATTGATTGGAAGTTCCAACCTTCAAGGGTTTTGCGCCATCTCTTGTCATAGTCGCCATTCCAAGGTCTTCTTAAGTAATAAGGCTGAGAAGATTTAATCACACCCGCAGGACCCAAACAACCATCTTTTATGAGTCCGGTGTTCAGCCCCCTTTTATCAGCACTAGTACTGTATAAAGCGAATTTTTGAGGCTGTTGATAGGCACTAGAATCGTAAATATCGGTACTCTTTCTAATATTTACGGAAGCTTTAATATGGCAAACTAGCGCAGTTCCCCCAATATCACCAGAACCCGAACGAACTTTATTATCCATAAACTGGCTTGTCCATGAACTTAGTGTTATGTCTGAATATTCATCGAAATCAAAGTTGCCGGGGCTAGACTGAACCGGAACCCTTCGGTATTCAACTTCCAGCGATTGTTGCAAAATATGCCAAGGTCCCGAACCATCAAATCCGTAAGCCTTTAAAATAGTATCGGAATCAATGTTTCCGCTGGGGACTGATATCCCGGAAGGATGCCATCCGAATTGGCCACCTGCCGATACGTTCCAGCCGTGTGGGGATTTGAGAAAATTGTCAGCCATATTATATTATATCTATTCGTCTTACTGTTATCTTTTTACCTAAATATTAACTAAAATCATGTCGGTTCTCGTTATAGGTAGGAAGGTACCCCCTATCGCCCGGAGTTTCGTTAATGCCTGGCCTATGTTCGGTATTATAAAGACCCCACGTGGTCGCCAGATGGAAGGCTATATTGCTACATAGACGCTGGACATCGGTCGTGGAATCCTGCCCTGTAGTGTAATTTCCCTGCTTTACTATAAGTTCGGTCCCTCTGTCAATTCCTGGGGGGGCGCCGCGAGGTCGTAGGTTCATCAGCTGCCTGGAGTGGCACGCGTCTTTATCGAACCAGTAGGCTTCATTTCCTGATGCGCATTCAGGGTACCCAGACGCAGCCCCATTAGTTTGGATAAGAAAGTTATAGCACTCAACACTTGATGTCCCAACAGCGGATGCATCCAAAGATTCATTCCAAGTTCGTCTATTGAACCAAATTTGTGCAGACTCGATACGACCTTGAGGACCCATCATGTCTGTACCTACTGTTCCACAGGAAAGACCCCTTTTATCAGCACTTAAAGCGTAAACTTGAAACTTCTGAGGTTGTTGGTAAGCACTGGTATTGTACATATCCGTAGATTTCAACTTAGT